TCAACAAACGAAGATGTCTCGCTCTGCAAATTAAATAGAATCCGAGCAAAGACACTACCGTTTGCAAATAAAACCAACGGATTGATTGAACCATCAGCTTTAGCATAGAACGAAATGGTTACTGTGGTTCCCGAAGTTATATTAGATTCTTCTGTAAGACGTGAACTTTGAGAATTAGCGGTTGGAGGTATGACCATGCGGTCAGCAGTCGCCGTGCCGTCAGGAGCAAGAGCATCATCAGCCGTAATTGATGTTGTGATTTTCTGCCACGCTGGGTCATCGAAATTCGTCTGTCCAAAGTGCTGATAAACCGTCGGCGTCAACTCGGCTCCCTGCGTGTAATCCACGCGCACCGTGTCAGCACTGGCGGTCGCTATGAGACCATCGGGGTCTGTGTAGGTCGCAACGCCTGATCTCGTAGCTGTGATAACATTAAGCGTATCAGGCTTAGAGGGATCGAGGTCAAGCGTTGGGTTCTCTAGGGTTCCAATCATGGAATCCCGAGCGTCAAAAAGAAGATAGGGGTCCAGCTCGTTGGGGTGAAACTCATTCAAGTTACTTAGCCTTTGCGTAAGCGGCCTGGTTAACGGAAGCGTAACACTCCTGTTGATGGCAGGTCTACTTAGCCAAGGCTTCAAGCTGTCCTTCTTCTTCGACATATTCCCTAGAGATAGATTGGTTTGATAACAACCTTCACACTGAAGGAGCTACCGGCACCTGTAACATTTACGCGGATGTCTGACAAGGGAGTAGTGAACAATCCACCACCGTTACCAGTGAGAGTTGTGTCGTCACCTAGGGCCACCCAAGTGGTCCCGATCTTTTGCTCAAGGCTGACGGTGGCTCCGTCGAATGTCCCGGCTACAAAGAATCCACTAGGTGTCCCGGTCCCTGTGTTGACGGCGGGTGTGGTTGATGAATCAAAGGCACCAGCACCACCGCTTAGGTTGGAGTTGGCAAGTGTTATGTCTGTGCTAAAGTTTGGCATATCGTGTTGTTAGTAGTTAGAGGTGTTAACGCCAGTGCTTGAGGCTGTTCCTAAACCACCCATGGTTGGCCTACGTAACACAAGGGATGCAGCACCACGTCTCTTCTTTTTCATCGGGCTGGCTTGCTCCGGTTGTTGGACTGTTTCAGCTACGGCTGTTGGGGGTGGTGGAGATGCGGGAGGCTCCGGGGGCTTGGGGGTCTTAACAGACATGCACATGGGTTATTCGGGGGTAAGGAATTGGTTCTCTAACTGGTCATCGTGAAGGGTCTTTAGAAAGTTAACAAGTTCTCGCTTCCCCATATAAAAATCAATCTCCCGAAGCGAATCGCTAGGGGAGAAATCTTTGCTTGGCACACGTTCGTCCAAGAACTTTATAAGGTCATCTGGGATGTTAGGAATGTAATCACTCATGTTGGACTTTCCTACTATGGTCCTTATTAGCTATACAACTTCGTTCCAGATGCGCCAAAGCTCGCCAAGCAACAGCCGCCCACTCCCCTTCAAGCATGTGTCGGAGCATGGCATCAAGCTCATCCTTGGACTTACTCATGTCCCACCATATCTCATCTTCGGGGTGGTGTTGGATGTTACCTTTGTAGCTTTGCTTGGCTACTTCCACCAAGGCATGGGGAAAATAACACATCAACCCACGATACAATGGGATCTGTTTGCGCTCCTCAGCGGTGCCTTCGATTGTTATTGTGTTGGGGTCCATAGCTTTATCTCCTTTGTTTCTTTGTTGTAGTATCCATCTCTAAGGATGAAGGCCATCCGGGCATTGAGTAGGGCATCCTCCTCGGTCATCCCAGCTTTCTCGTAGGTGTTAACAACCGTCTGCCACTCCACTCCGTCCTTGTTAAGGATCTTTTCGGCTGTCTTTAGGCCCACCCGTGGGACACCAAAGTAACCATCGGTTGCGTCACCAGCAAGGGTTTGCACTAGGTGTTGGAAGTCGGCCTCCTCTTTTGTTATCTTGCGTAGGTCGTCCTTAAGGAAGTTATACCAAGTGCAAGGCACGGTCGCGAAGTCCTTATCTCCACTAACAATAATCGAACCATCGGGGTCACGGCTACCAATGATACCTAGGACATCGTCGGCTTCCAAGCGGTCCACCTTAAGAGCCGTCCACTCATCACAAGCCCACTCACGAAGGTCATTGATGCCTAGGGGTGATCGCTTGTCCCGGCGGTGTGCTTTATACTGTAGGTTTATCTCATGGCGAAACGTGTAGCGATCCGAGAACACCATCGTTATCTCATCACCGTTGTCTTCGTATGCGTCAAGGATCTCACAGATACAATCAGTCACCATGATAAAGGAATCCTTGAGGTCACTGAAGTCAGAGTGGACTGTGAAGATGTCATCGTCCCATCGGATCTCCTTCTCGGCTGCAAAGGCAGCACGGTAAAGAAGCATGTCGCCATCTATGTATATTTTCTTACTCATCGTATTGGTGTGCAAGTAAGGACTCCGCTGCCATAGCTCCAGCCTTGTAGTTTTTATACTCTAACGGTTCAATCTGTTCCAAGTAAGGGTTGTCGGTCCAGTCAGATGTTTCTCTCTGCACCAACACGTTTCGGAATCCATCCCACCAAACAGGATAGTCACCCGAAGAGAGTTCAACCGTGGCTTGCTTTAGTTTCTTTTTCCATTTTTTCATAGATCTTTTTAGTGTGTGTCTTTCCAGGTTTTACCAATGCTATACTCACCGTCGAGTGGGCATCGGAAACTTAACAACTTACCAGCCTTGGCTAGTGAGTCACAGAAGAGTTGACCGAGTTCCTCCGCGTGTTCCTCAAGGCAACTGAACTGGACCTCATCGTGGATGTTACCGTGGAGTTCGTATGGGTAAGGTGCATTCTCGTTAAATACAATGAGTGCCTTCTTCATCAGAACAGCTCCACTAGATTGTAATAACAAATTAAGAGCAGAGTGTGCCGAGCGAACCGGGAGTCGTCTTCCGTCAATCCCACCTAGCCACTGCTTACCTTTGAGAGCTTGCTCGATAGCATGTTGTAGTTTCTTGATCGCCGGAGTCTTTCGCATGAACTCGGCCTTAAGACGTTTACCTTCTCGTCTACTTCCACCAACAATAGATCCAATCTTCTGGTCACCGGCTCCGTAAAGGAATGCGTAGATGAAGGTCTTAGCATGGTCACGTGTAGGTAAACCAGCCGCCTGTTGGTTAGCTGTGTGAATGTCGCCTTCAATAATTGTCTTACCATACACACCCTTGTCATACGGATAGAGGTAGTGAGCAAGACACCTGAGTTCTAAGCCACTGGCATCAGCACCAACTAACACTTTTCCTTCCGGTGCTGTGAACAGATCGCGACACTGGGAACCATAGACTGCACGTGAGGCTGGCACTTGGGCTACGTTGGGTTTGCTGTGGGTGCATCGTCCGGTGACTGCTCCGTTTGTATTGACCTCACCGTGGATGCGTCCGTCCTTGACTAATGTTAACCACCCTTGGCGACCCTCGGCTACCTGTCCTAGGCGTTTGCTAATAAGGAGATACTCCAATAACAACTTAGCCTCTGGTTTATCTATCTCCTTAAGGACTGCCTCATCAATCTTAGGTCGCTTCCCTTCGTATGCCTCTGGCTCCCACCCCATCTTCATCAAGCGTTCTGCTATCTGGTCCCGGCTGTTAGGGTTGAATGGAATGGTCTTGGTTTTGTTACCCGTCTTTGCTGCCTTGTCTGCGAGAACTTGCTTCAACTTATTCTCCTTGAGGACAAGCTTAAGGCCACCCTTGGTTGCAGCCGTGTAAGTCTTACCATTCACCTCAACTTGCCAACCCTTTGGGGTCTTCATCTCCTCGGTGGTTGACGGGAACATGTCTTGTAGTTCGTCCCGGAGTTCAGCCCGTCGTGCCATAAGTTCTTCGGCAAGCTCGTTAGCTTTCTTGATGTCGAACGGCCACCCGTTAATCTCCTGTTGTGTCATCAACTCGGCGAAGTCATGCTCAAGAAATAACATCTCTGCTGATGGCTTACCGGACATGAAGTGAAGGAACAGATCCACCACCACATTAACATCCTGCTCACAGTAGTCTTGCATCTCTTGGCTCCACTTAGTCCAGTCTTCGGTGGCACCGTGGTCATCCTTTTCGTTACCCAAGCGGAGACCCCA